GTTGTCTTCCCTAGCCACATGATAAGTGTGGACCCACGCGCGTTTTACCAAAACACGCGCGTTGCTCGCCTGTCCATGCTCCCACGCCTTAGGTGAGAGATAGGATAACCTGTCACTACGTGACGGCATCCCATCCTCATTAAGGGGTATGGCTGGAGTATCAGTGAAAAACTGATTAAGCGATGCTTCACCGGTTCCCTCAATGCGCGAAACCTTGGCAGTGATGCCAACGCCGAACGCCTCGAGTCTATGCAAGGTTGGTGAGACCCTGGTTTTTATCCAGGGAGCCAATCCTTTCATAAAGGTTAATACCGAAACCGATCCGATAGCGTTGCCTGCAACGATTAGCTTATTCAGCGTCATCGTACCAACTGTTTTAAGCAACTCAGCAGCCAGATGCCACATACCAACCTTATGAAGGTTGTTGGAACATTCGACCACTGATGCTAACGCTTCGGGGTTCGTAGGCTCGTAGAGCTTGCGAATATAGCCAGGTGTGACATCACTGCCACGGTAGGCATCCATACCGCATGCTTCACGGAACATCCCTCGAGAGAAGGATTTTCCTTGATTTACCAGAAGACCGCACTCATGGAGTAGGTCTACTAGTGTCTGGTAGGAGTCATTCGGAACGATGATATCATCGCCGAATACTCTTATGCCAGCTGCACGGCGCTTAAAGGCGTCTTTCGACATATCCCAATCATCAGTGCAAATCGCAACAGCGAAATGCGCTATCATCGTGAAGATGATTGTTTGAACGGGAAATGTGCAAGCAGAACCCATTGGAGCGAACTTTCGCAACAATAGGGTACGATCATTCAGACTCCCGGAGCCAAGTGACTTCGGGATAAGGATAGATCGTGTTCTGCACGCATGGAGTGCGTTGAGCAACGTGATGTTGCCCTGAAAAACGTACTCCACGAGTCGAGTGGAAACGCGGTCACTAGCTGCAGACAAGTCCACAGTAGCAGCACGGTTATGGAAGCTAGCCTCCAAGGCGAGCGCCTTGGAGTACTCTTGTCGACGAAAGTCAATAGAGTCTCCCAAAAATGTCCCTCGAACTCTGTCCTCAAACCATCTTTGGATTCCACCTTGGATCCATTGATGCGCTGAAGGTTCCGCGGCGATGAGCCTAGGACCTTTTTGCGTTTTGGGAACAGCGACCATCCTCGAGGCTGGTTCGGTTTCATCATAGTCTCCGTAGTTAGAGAGATCATGACGACCGTGCCAATCACGAGGAAAGTGAGCCTCTAGTTTCTGGGGCCAGACACGGAAGTCATGTTTGATAACATGACCACGTTCTGATACAGCCCCAGGACCATGCTTAGGTCGGATATTCCAGGCGTCAAGCTCACCTAGATCAGCAGACATACGTCTGCACATTTGATCGAAGCGAGACCACGGGTAGGACACCCGCGGTTCGACTGTGAATAGTTCACCCTGCTCCAGACATGGAGTAGGACTGGCACCCCACAGGGGGTGGCCAGTGCGTCGTGACCACATGGGATTCACCGAATCCCACGTTTCTGGATGAGAATGAGGTAACTCATTCTCAATACGCAGATATGCCGAAATCTCGGCGTCCACGTACTCTGTATCGCAGTCGCCATCCAGTTTCTTAAACAGGTTAAATGCCTGCCTAAGTAGGAAGACGGCTTCGACATCAGATGCTCCAACCGATAACTGGCCCTGTTCATTGAAGAGTTGCGCCCATAGGCTATGCAGTAATGCAGGCCTACGGTCGTAATAACAACGCTTCCCCATATAGGGAGGCGTCTCTCCATGAAGGATAGTTCCGAGCTCTAGAGACTTCTCTAGAAACTTGGAGCACTGAGGTAGGGTAATGGTCAAGAAGGCCATCCCTTCATACTTCAGCCCCTTACTAAATAAGTAACGGGATCCGACTAAACAAACAGGGGTAACGAGCCCAGACGATGCAATGTCAGAAAACAATGCATCTACGAGCTTGCCTACCATTGTAAGATCGGGGTTTTTCATACTTAATCCTTCCATAGGGTTGGGTATCCTCGAGTACAAATAGTACACATCACATGAAAATCGGACTCTTGTACAGAGTCAATCGTCGATGAATCTTACGATTCGCCGCCGATCAGGCCAGGGGCCTCGGTAGTCATCAGCGTCGACAGCGCAGAGCTGATATAGGCCAAATAAGCCGGATCAGAGCTCTGGGACATGCGCAACGTTGTAGAAATCGTATACGACTTCTGCACCGTCGTCGGGGTAGCAAAAACGATGTATTCAACATACACGTTATGCCGACCGAACAGCGTCTTATCCTTGGCGACCTCAGTCGAGTTCCTGAACTTCAAGGTCCAGGAATCCGTAGCACTCAAAAGAGTGTAGGTCGATCCAAAGTTGTCCTGGTTCACACGAGTGAGAACCTTGGCAACCGCGTTAACGGTAAGAGTGAGTGTATTAGCTTTCATGGTAGACTCCTATGGCACATTCGCCGGGGTTAATCGTCCCGACGCTCTATCTAACATGTGTTAGAAAGAGAGAGCCTAGGATCGATAGTTGACTCGGTCCCAAAGCTGGGAACGAGGCAGTGTAGTTTGGAGTGTCTGGTGACACTGCGCCCATGACTGAACGCATATTGATCTGGGATTTTGAAGTCCCAGTTGTCAGAAGAAAACCTTGTGCGGGAAGAGATATCCCCTCATGGAATTCCTCGGTCTTTCGTTGCTGCATTATACATGCGTCAACAGGGCCGGCAACAAGACGATTTGCGCCTTGAAGCGTATTGCCGATGGGTATAAACCAGTCGGCAAGCCAAGACCACGGAAGCTCCTCCCAGACGTTAAGCAGAATGGCATCAAGAGTGAGGCCAGTCAGTTGACGTCGGAGTTCGCCGTTAGTGGGAACCCATGGCGGAACGCCATAAGTTGGTTTCCACCGTACTGTTCCCCACGCTTTAACAGAGTCAAAGCTAGTGTACTTAGTACTATAGAAGGAACCTACATCGGAGTTTACAACTCTAGAACCCTTCACAGGGGGAAGAATGTAATCATCCCATACAAGCCTTCTAAGCAATCCAGGTCCTTCGTAAAGGCGTTTAAGCTCTTTACGACGTCGCTCGACAGAGTCGTGCAGCGTGACTATAGACCAGAGGTCTTGCACAAACGGTCGCCATCCAAACTGGATGGCTAAGTTCATAGCAGCTATATCCTTTGCGTGGTGATCCGGACGAACCAAGCGTAAAAGCTGGTTAGCCCCGACTCCTCGCGATAAGAAATATATCTGCTTCGCAAAACGCCCGATTTGCCGAAGCATATCGGGAATATCCTTAAGCTCTACCCAAAAGGCAGGGAGTAAGGTATCTGGTCTAGTTGGATTGGTGGCAGCCAGTAGGTTAGTGAAACTAGCCCTAGGATGGTTAAGGGCATTGTCCTGTACAGATACAGGCATATTAGCTCCACGCCATCCATTGAAGATAAGACTCGCATTCGCAGGACCATAATTAAGAGAACCTTGGTTCTCGAAATGAGTGGACCTATAAGGATGGGAAGATCCACGACCGTTGGTAGAAACCTCCAGCCGATGATCACCATCAAGATAGACCTGCGTTTGAGGAGAACCTAAGACGGTTCTACTACCAGGAGATTCCTGATAGATCCTCTTCAATGTCGGCATAACTGCTTCCATATCACCAGAAATGAGGTCATGATGAGGGGCTTGGTAGCCCTGGGCGATCCGAT